ATGACGCGGCCGGCGCCGGCACGCTGATCGATCCCGCGCGCTACCGCTTCGTGCCCGACGAGCACCGCCCGCGCATCGAGGCCACGGGGGCCTGTCTGCCCTCGATCCCCGAAGGCGGGCACGGGGAGATCGAATTCACCGCCGGCTACGCGCCGGACTGGGGCGGGCTGCCGGCCGATATCGGCCAGGCGGTGATGCTGCTCGCGGCGCATTATTACGAGCACCGCCATGCGGGGCAGGCGCCGGAGGAAGGGGAGATGCCCTTCGGCGTTTCCGCGCTGATCGAGCGCTACCGCACGGTGCGCATCCTTGGGGGGCGGCGCGGATGAGACACCCCAATCTCAATCGAAAGCTGGTGCTGGAAGAGGCGAGCCGCACCCCCGATGGCGCGGGAGGCTGGAGCGAGACATGGAGCGTGATCGGCACCCACTGGGCCGAGATGCAGGCGCTGAGCGGGCGCGAGAGGGGCGATGATCTGAGCGTCATTTCCGGCGCCGGCTACCGCTTCATCCTGCGCGCGGTGCCCTTCGGCGCGCCCTCGCGCCCGCGCCCCGAGCAGCGCTTTCGCGCCGGCAGCCGGATCTTCCGCATCCTGGCCGTCAGCGATCACGATCCGGCCGGGCGCTACATCGCCTGCCATGTGCGCGAGGAGGTGGTGACATGAGCTACGGCGCAGCGGCGGCGCTTCAGGCCGCCATCTATCAGCATCTCGCCGCCGACAGCACCCTTCAGGGGCTGATCGGCAGCAATATCTACGATGACGTGCCCCCCGGGCCGCTCCCGGGCACCTATGTGAGCCTCGGCATCGAGGATGTGCGCGACCGCTCCGACAAGACGGGGCGTGGGGCGCTTCATATCCTGACGGTGAGCGTGGTTTCCGATGCCGCCGGTTTCCAGGTGGCGAAAACCGTGGCGGCGGCGGTGAGCGATGCGCTCTCGGGCGCGGCGCTCAGCCTTGCGCGGGGGGTGCTTGTCTATCTCGCTTTCGAGCGCGCCAGGGCACGGCGCGCGGGCACCTCTGACAGGCGGCGCATCGATCTTCGCTTCCGCGCCCGCGTGGATGACGGCTGACGCGCCCAGGGCGCGCGTTTGCGCCGGCACCCGGGCGGGAGGCGGCAGCGGACGGCCCTTCGGGGGAAATGACCATTTGCAGATTGGAGAACAGCCATGGCGGCTCAGAACGGCAAAGACCTTCTCATCAAGCTCGACATCACCGGATCGGGCAGCTTCACCACCATCGCGGGGCTGCGCGCGACGCGCATCAGCTTCAATGCGGAAAGCGTGGATGTGACCAGCCTCGAAAGCCAGGGCGGCTGGCGCGAGCTTCTCGGCGGCGCAGGCGTGAAATCGGCGACGATCTCGGGCAGCGGGGTGTTCCGCGACGACGCGACGGACGAGCGCGCCCGCCAGATCTTCTTTGACGGCGAAACCCCGGCCTTTCAGGTCATCATTCCCGATTTCGGGGTGGTGGAAGGCCCCTTCCAGATCACCGCGATCGAATATGCCGGCAATCACGACGGCGAGGCGACCTATGAATTGAGCCTCGCCTCGGCCGGCGCGCTCACCTTCACCCCGGCGCCCTGATGGGGGGCGGGATGGCCAACCCCTGGGCCGGCGAGGTGCGCCTCGTGCTCGATGGCGAGCCCCATGCCTGCAAGCTCACCCTCGGGGCGCTGGCGGAGATGGAGGCGGCGCTGGAGAGCGGCTCGCTCATCGATCTGGTGGAGCGTTTCGAGGCGGGGCGCTTCACCACCCGCGACGTGCTGGCGCTGATCGTGGCGGGCCTGCGCGGCGGCGGCTGGCGGGGCACGGCGAAGGATCTCGTGAGCGCCGAGATCGAGGGCGGCCCCGTGGAGGCGGCGCGGGTGGCGGCGCAGCTGCTGGCGCGCGCCTTCGCCGTGGGGGGCGGGGAGGGATGACGCGCGGGCGCACGGGCGGCGGCGCGGGCAGGCTCGACTGGCCGGCGATGCTGCGCGCCGGGATCTCGGGCCTCGGGCTCGGGCCCGATCAGTTCTGGCGGCTGACGCCGGCGGAATTCCTCCTGATGCTGGGCGAGGGCGGCGGGCCGGCGCCTCTGGGGCGGCGGCGCTTCGAGGAGCTTCTCGCCGCCTTCCCCGATCATTCGCAACATTCACCGGAGCAAGCGAAAAATGGCAATTGAACCCGGCGATCTCGCCGTTCTGGAAGAGGAGCTCGCGGCGCTCGAGGGCACGATGGGGGGCGCGGGCGCCATGGCCCGGGCCTTCGAGGGGGAGCTGGCGCGGATGCGGGATTCGCTCTCCGTGACCGGGCGCAGCGTGGACACCATGTCGCGCGGCCTCAGCCGCGGGCTTAAGCGGGCGTTTGACGGCATCGTGCTCGATGGCATGAAGCTCACGGATGCGCTCGATCAGGTGGCGCAATCGATGATCAACACCGCCTACAATGCCGCGATCCGCCCGGTGGCCAATCACTTCGGCGGGCTGATCGCTGAGGGGGTGGACGGCCTCGTGCAGGGGCTCCTGCCCTTCGCGAAGGGCGGGGCCGTGAGCCAGGGGCGGGTGATGCCTTTTGCGCGCGGCGGCATCGTCAATGGCCCCACGCCTTTCGCCATGCGCGGCGGCGCAGGGGTGATGGGAGAGGCCGGGCCCGAGGCGATCATGCCGCTCACCCGCGGCCCCGACGGGCGCTTGGGCGTGCAGGCGGCGGGGAGCGGCAATGCCCGCCCCGTCACCGTGGTGATGAACATCACCACCCCGGATGTGGAGGGCTTCCACAGGAGCGAAAGCCAGATCGCGGCGCAGATGAGCCGGGTGCTCGGGCGCGCGGCGCGCAACAGGTAGGCGCGCCGGGCGCGGCCAGCCGGATAACAACCAGCCGGATAACAAGAGGAGGGAAGGCCGATGGGCTTTCACGAGGTGAGATTCCCCGCCAATCTGAGCTTCGGCTCGATCGGCGGGCCGGAGCGGCGCACGGAGGTGGTGACGCTCGCCAACGGCCATGAGGAGCGCAACAGCCCCTGGGCCCATTCGCGCCGCCGCTACAATGCCGGCATGGGGCTGAGATCGCTGGACGATATCGAAACCCTGATCGCCTTCTTCGAGGCGCGCCAGGGGGAGATGTTCGGCTTTCGCTGGAAGGACTGGGCGGATTACAAATCCTGCAAGCCTTCGGACGAGGTGCATTTCGAGGATCAGGCGATCGCCACCGGCGACGGGGCAGAGACGGCCTTTCAGCTCGTCAAGTCCTATGCTTCGGGAGGCGAAAGCTACGCCCGCCCGATCACCAAGCCGGTGGCAGGCACGGTGCGCGTCGGCGTGGCGGGCACGGAGCTTCAGGAGGCGGTGCATTACAGCGTGGACACCGCCACCGGGATCATCACCTTCGCCACCCCGCCCGATGTGGGGGCCGGGATCACGGCGGGCTTCGAATTCGATGTGCCGGTGCGCTTTGCCACCGACCGCATCCAGACATCGGTGGCCAGCTTCCAGGCGGGCGAGGTGCCCGATGTGCCGGTTGTGGAGGTGCGTGTCTGATGGCGATTTCACCGGAGTTTCAGGCCCATCTCGAAAGCGGCCTCACCACGCTCGCGCGCTGCTGGGCGGTGGAGCGGCGCGATGGCACGGTGTTCGGCTTCACCGATCATGACCGCGATCTCGCCTTCGAGGGCATCACTTTCCGCGCCGATACCGGCCTCACCGCGCGCGCGCTCGAGCAGACCACGGGCCTCGCGGTGGACAACAGCGAGGCGCTCGGCATCCTCTCGGATGCCTCGGTGAAGGAGGAGGACATCGCCGCCGGGCGGTTTGACGGCGCCGGGGTCAGGGCCTGGCTGGTGAACTGGCAGGAGGTGGGCCAGCGGGTGCTCCTCTTTGCCGGCACGATCGGCGAGATCCGGCGAAAGGGCGGCGGCTTCGAGGCCGAGCTGCGCGGGCTGGCCGAGGTGCTCAACCAGCCCCAGGGGCGGATCTACCAGAAGCCCTGCACGGCGGTTCTGGGCGATGGCGATTGCCGCTTCGATCTCGCAACGCCCGGCTACCGCGCCGAACTGGCGGCGGAGGAGGTGGTGGCGGGGGAAACGGGCGGTGCGCGGATCTTCCGCTTCGCCGATCTCTCCGCCTTTGACGAACGCTGGTTCGAGCGCGGCCGCCTCACGGTGCTTTCGGGCGCGGCGGAGGGGCTGACGGCGCTCATAAAGAACGACCGCCTTTCCAACAGTGGCCGCGAGATCGAGCTTTGGGAAGCCTTGCGCGCGCCGGTTCTGCCGGGCGACATGCTGCGCATGGACGCGGGCTGCGACAAGCGCGCCGAGACCTGCCGGCTGAAGTTTCAGAACTTCCTGAATTTCCGGGGTTTTCCGCATATTCCGGGGGATGACTGGCTGATGAGCTATCCGAGCCGCAGCGGCGTCAATGACGGCGGGAGCCTGCAGGGATGAGCGCCATCGGCATGCGCGCGGCCAGAGAGGCGCGGGCCTGGATCGGCACGCCCTACCGCCATCAGGCCTCAACGAAGGGCGCGGGGTGCGATTGCCTCGGGCTGCTGCGCGGGGTGTGGCGCGCGCTTTACGGCGAAGAGCCCGAGCCCGTGCCGCCCTACACGCCCGACTGGAGCGAGCCAGAGGGCGAGGAGCGGCTCCTCGCCGCCGCCCTGCGCCATCTTCGCGCCAAGCCGCTCGATGCGCCGGCCGCGGGCGATGTGCTCCTGTTTCGGATGCGCGCGGGCAGCGTTGCCAAGCATCTGGGGCTGCAGGGCCGGACAGGCCCCGCGCCCAGCTTCATTCACGCCTATACGGGGCACGGGGTGATCGAAAGCCCCTTGAGCGCCCCCTGGCAGCGCCGCATCGTGGCGCGTTTTCAATTTCCCGGGGAGGGATCCTGAATGGCTACTCTCGTTCTTTCGGCCGTCGGCGCGGCGGTGGGGGCTTCCGTCGGCGGCTCGGTGCTGGGGCTTTCGAGCGTCATCATCGGGCGCGCGGTGGGGGCGACGCTGGGGCGCGTGCTCGATCAGAGCCTCATGGGCGCGGGCTCGGAGGTGGTGGAGACGGGGCGCGTGGAGCGCTTCCGCCTTACCGGCGCCAGCGAGGGCGCGCCGATTGCGCAGGTCTATGGCCAGTGGCGTGTGGCGGGGCAGGTGATCTGGGCCACGCGCTTTCAGGAGCATGTGGCCACTTCGGGCGGTGGCGGCAAGGGCGCGCCCAAGCGGCCGAAAACCACCACCTACAGCTATTCGATCAGCCTTGCGATCGCCCTTTGCGAGGGCGAGATCACGCGGGTGGGGCGGATCTGGGCCGACGGGGTGGAGATCGCGCGCGACGATCTCAATCTGCGGGTTTACAAGGGCGGCGAAGATCAGATGCCCGATCCGAAGATCGAGGCGGTGGAGGGCACGGGGGCCGCGCCTGCCTATCGCGGCATCGCCTATGTGGTGATCGAGGATCTGGAGCTTGCGCCCTACGGCAACCGGGTGCCGCAGTTCACCTTCGAGGTGGTGCGCCCCGCCCAGCCAAGCCAGCCGCCGGAGATCGCCCAGGGGGTGCGGGGCGTGGCGCTCATTCCCGGCACCGGCGAATACAGCCTCGCCACCACCCCGGTGCATTACGACGAAGGCCCCGGCCTCAGCCGCAGCGCCAATGTCAACAGTCCGAGCGGCAAGAGCGATTTCGTTACCTCCGTGGAG